AACAATATTCTGTATGACTTTGTTGTCGTGTTAAAATATTTAGGTAACAAATATCGTAATTATAAAAACGAGCTAAAAATCACAAACGGACTAATTAAAATACAGAATAAACAAGACAAAGCCACAGAGAGAGAAAAGGCAAAACTTGACAAAGCCGCAGAGAGAGAAAAGGCAAAACTTGACAAAGCCGCAGAGAGAGAAAAGGCAAAACTTGACAAAGCCACCGCAAAAGAACAAGCCAAACTTGACAAACTAATACAAAAAAGAGAACTAAACGATATGAAAAATAACGAGAGAGAAATTAAACAATTTTTGAAACGTGTAACAAAGCATAAGTAAAGTATTTTCAAAAATGTCAAATGATTACAGTTTGACATTTTTTATCGTGACTTTTGTATCATTCTATACAAAATGAATAATCCAACAATGGATAACGTACCAACAAATGCGGAATTTAAAGAATCTTTAAATACTACTTGAATATCGTTGTTCTCTTCATCTTCATCTTCATCTTCCTCTTTATCACTATCTTCATTATCCTCTTTCTCGACTTCTTTATCTTCCTTTTCAGTTTCTTTCTTATCTTCAGATGATTCAGTTAAGACTTCATATGTATTTGTACCTTTTTTCTCTTTGATTAATGTATCAAAATTAATGTTCGTCATACCTTCAAATTTAGTAGGACTAAATACATTCGTTGCTTCAAACGCTTTCACCTGATTAAAAGACGGTTGTGATTTACCTAAATATGACAAAACATTCGTACGATTGACGTGAGGAATATTATCTATCGATTTCTGCATGTTATATATTAGATATACCGATATTATTCTATATCTTTATCGATAGTTACTTCTTTTAAAACATTTTTCATTACTTTGTCTTCAAATAATTTGGTCTCTTCTTTCCCACATCCACCTAATGCAGATTGGGAATATTTCAGGAACTTCTCACAATTTTCCGACCCAAGTATATCTACTTCAGGTGTTTCTTCATACCAAATTGGTCTCATTCTTTCGTTTTTATACGCTACACCTTTAACTGCCTTACGTAATTGCTCTTTATTGGTATCTTTTTCCCATTTATCGGAATCCTTTATATAAACTGTTTCACGTTTTAAATCAGTACAATGTATCGGTCTGTCATGCAAATCCATGTTGTTTATTCGTTCAACGATTATATTTGATATACCTTCGATAAACCCTCGTTCTCCTGTTTGAATAAAATCCTCTATTGTCAGATTTATAGACTTGACAAAATCGGTCAATGACATTGCGTTCTTGCATTTTTCATTCAAGAATACATTCAAATTGAACTTGTTATTACTATTGATAGTATTGTGATGGTTACTACCCATGTTTCCAGCCATTTCAATAAACATTTTTTTCATTTCGGAATATTCCTTTACAATTATGTCTTTGAACTCTTGATTTTGTTTTAATAATTCTACTACTAATGATGGATTATCAGCCGTTATATCTGGTTTATCTGAAGTGGTACATTTATCGGTTGTATTACACGTTCTTTTATGTCTATAATAACTTGATGAATGCTTATATTCTTTACCACATAGACATATCATCGATTTTTCTGTAGCATTTGGATAGCACTGTGTAGCATTATGTTTTTTAGTCATAATATGTTTATTAAAATCATGTTTTTTGCTGCATTTATAATTACATTTTTCACATGTAAAATATTGTAGATTTTTAGGCGAATTATTATGTAGCATTCTCGTATATAAATGCTACATAATAATTCTAAATCATTTTCCGCGTAATATATTTATTTTGATGATTATTTGAAATATTCTTTTTATGTATTCAAATGTGTATGTAATTAGACGAACACACATTTGACATATTGGACGACTTTAATGTAGCATATATATAGCATACATGTAGCATCCAACAACATGCTGTTATTTATATGATATAATATTATATATATAAACGGTAGTATCGTAATATATAATATATTATATAAACATATACGATTATATACGACAAGATATATAGCAGTTATCACTCAATATGCTACAACATTTATCGTCGGTTACATATTCCGCGTAAATTATTTAAAATAATTATGGTAACAAACTTTTATATACAAAATACTTTTTACACCATATAGGTCATATACGCAAAAATCCACATATTCTGTTTACAGAAACTCATCGACAAAAATGGATTTGGACATTTATTTTTGTCCATTTTCATTTTTCGTGCTCGACTTTTCACAAATAGTTTTATAATATTCAGCGTAAAACTATTTAAAATTGCTCATCAATCATTTTTTGATTATTTTCGGAAATGATATTTTGTAGTTTATAACTTTCTTTCATAAATTTCATGAATTCCAAATTATGTTGTAATAACTCTATGATTAGAGTGTCTTTATCAACCATTATACGATTGCATTTTTTTTTATGATTACACAAAGTAGACATATGTTTATATTTTTTCCCACATTCACAAATATAGCTACGGTTAGATATTTGTTCGTTAAGATTTATTAGACGTTTATGTTTTGCGGTTAATATATGTTTCATATAATTACTATGTTTACTGCTTATAAAGTTACAAGATTCACATACATAGTTAGATGGTTCTTTTACATCTATTGAGATTTTGCGATTTTCAGTCACCGAAATTGGTTTTATGATAATTTCTTTCTTTGATTTTCGTTTAGGTAATGGTTCAACACTGTTTAGTGTAGCCTTGTATTCTTCAAAATAATGCTGTTCTTGTACCTTCGCGGATTGTAAATCTTCACAATTATGGAATCCAATGATTTCCATCGTCCAATTATCCCATCCCAGATTGTCTCGTATACACTGATATAATTTATAGTTATAGTTGACAGAATTAGGATTTATACAGCTTTGTTTATGTGAGTGTTTTCTCTGAACGAAGTTAGTGGTATGACCGATATAAAGGTCTGTTATAGAAGGGTCTTTACAATAAATCTTATAGAATATAGTATTCGAATAGTCAGTATTAGCTTTAGACATCGTATAGTAATAAACTTACGATAAAACTTTATATTGTTTATGGTGTCTAATCCATATTCCGCGTAAAACTATTTAAATTCCATAAAAACAAACGGAAGAATTTACTGTCTATAGTTCGGGGTCATCGATATCCAGCGGATACCATACATAATTCTCGCTGTCATAATAGTAATTAGGTTCGATGTTATCATAGATGTCATCATCGTATAAATTTCGATTATGAGAGGATGGCTCAGTCTCAGTAAAAAATATGGCATGAAAGCAATATATGTAAAAAGTAGCCATAAATAGCCACATCATCAATTTCCATAAACGTAAACAGTCAGTTATACACACGTATAGGTTAAACAAATTTGGATTGTTCCTGTATACAAGAATCGAAAACAGGTTTGAATCAAATATATACATATTTTTTCGACATATAGGACATCTGTTATTTCGACTATACCATTTATTTACACATTGTATATGTACCCATCCGCCACAAGTACATAACCGAATATATATTTGTTGTGCTCTCCAGTCAATGGGTATATCTTTATCGTTTGTATGTATTTCCAAACAAATAAAACACTCATTTTGTTTCGAGTCTACATCTTCTGGTGTTTTTTCTGATAAGTCGTCATAATGTTCTATCACTCGTGGAACATGAAACATGAAATATATATATATATGGTATATATCTATATTTTTTATATTTCAAAGACCGAAGATGTATATGGTTAGATTCCGGTATAATTACTAACAGCTATATTGATATTTAATTTTTGTATTAATTCCGTACCTCTGTTATTTGTCAAACATAATCTATAATAATCTCCCCTGAAAGATTGTATATAATTAAAATAATTGTCATTTAAATTCTTACAAACGTCATCTAACTGTATATCGGATTGTATTATTTGGTTGAACAAAGTGTTACCATGTAAATCACCATAAATTGTAATTAAATTAATTAATGTATTATCTTTTATATAAAGTGAATATATAAAATACTCATATACACTCTGTTCGGAACCGTTCATGAAATAGCTTATAGGTTGTTTATGTATATTAAATAATAGTTGTATCATAGATTTAAAATGTGTAGTATGTATAAACCAAAAATCATTCATTCTTACACTAATATCTTGAAAATTGTTATAATCATAATTAAATAACGTTTCTACAATTTCTTTATATTTTACTCCATCTTTATTTTGTCCGACAGTTAATAATGGTTTTTGAATATTATAACCAATAATAGGTTCAAGATTAGTATTTTTTAATACTAATGATTCACTATCTAAACACCACACATAATTATAACCTAATCTCTCTAATTCTAAAATAGAATAAGTTCGTTTAACAGCTACGTAATTTCTATGACCTCCTGCTCCCCAAGTGATATCAATTGTATTTTTAAATAAATCTTCCGTTTTTTCTTTGAAATCTAAATGAAAATTATTGATGACTTTTTCTATATTTAAAAAATGTATCAAATCGTATTCGTAAGTATAATTCTGTTTAAAAATTTGAATCAATTCATCATTATCGAAAATAATAAATATGGGTATTTTTAAGGTCATAATGTTAGTTAACTGTAAAAAAGAACATATTAATTCATTAGTATATTTGAAATGTGGCAAATGTGTCTGAGTATGGATACAAATATTATTCATAATACATAAATAGAGAATACATTTTTATATATATATTTTTTGAATATATATATCTATATTTATTGATGGAATTGGACGAATATGTGAAACAAATATTAGAATTCAGAATTAAATTCGAAAACATCATCAGAAATGGTTTTATTTGCTAATGCGTATTCGGAATTAGTGCGTTCAAAGAAGTTGACTTTGGATTCAACACTGATAAGCTCCATAAAATCAAAAGGGTTTTGAGAATTATATAATTTATTGTACCCCAATTGTAAGCATAATCGGTCAGCAACAAATTCAATATATTGGCACATAAGAGTAGAGTTCATTCCAATCATACGACAGGGAATAGATTCAGTAATAAATTCTTTTTCAATATCAACAGCTTCAGTAACAATATTGTATAATTTACTTTCAGAAAGTCGGTTTTCAATCTTAGAGTAAAGTAGAATAGCAAATTCGGTATGTAGAGCTTCATCACGAGAAATCAATTCGTTAGAAAAGGTAAGACCAGGCATAAGGCCGCGTTTCTTAATCCAGTAAATAGCAGCAAATGAGGAAGAGAAGAATAAACCTTCAACAAGAGCAAATGCGACTAATCGAGTGGGGAAATCACTAACTTTATCATTTAACCATTTTTGAGCCCAATTAAATTTTTTGCTAATACAAGGATAATTTTGAGTGGCTTGAAACAACTTTGTTTTTTCTTGGCTATCCTTGATATAGGTATCAATTAATATACTATACATTTCAGAATGGATGGTTTCAATAGCAATTTGAAACGCGTAAAATGCCCTAGCTTCGGAAGGTTGAACTTCATTCATGAAGCGTGTACCAAGATTATCAGTAACTAATGCGTCACTACTAGAAAAAAAGGCAAGAATCATTTTTATAAAATTTTGTTCGTCTGAGTTGAGGGTATTCCAGTCATTTAAATCTTGAGCTAATGAAATTTCCCCAGTATGCCAAAAAGAGTCAATTGAACGTTTATACATGTCCCAGATATCATTGTACTGAATAGGAAACATAACATATCTATTTTCGTCAGGTTGCAGTAAAGGCTCTATTTTTTGCATCTCGGACATTTGTTGTCTAAATAATATAGACGGTAGATATTTATTTCATTTGTCAAATGTATTTATTAGATTGTTATGCTAATAAAATAATTACGTTTTTTTAAGCATTATGTACTATAACGTTTTTTATTGTAAAATATATAATGTAGACAAATAGTATACTATTGAATTAATGAAGAAAATCGTCTATGACCGTGATGATTTTGTTGGTGAGGAACGGTCAGACCATAAGAAATACGGGAGAAAGACAAAAAAATTAAACGACAAAGAAATAGCGAAAGAATATAAACAAGATATAGAACGAGAAAGAAGTATTTCGAAACAACGGTCATATTATGAAAATATACACCATTTATCATCGAATGAGAAGTTGGCATTTGAATCAAAATTTACAACTCCAAAAAATCAATGTCAAGAATATTATCTTAGTCAATTAAAACATAAAAATAAAAAAATTGTAGTAGCAACTGGTCCAGCGGGTACAGGTAAAACATTATTTGCGACAGAATGGGGGGTTAGAAATTTTTTGTTAGGAAATTATGAAAAAATAATTTTTACCAGACCGTCTGTTAGTGTAGATGAAGACTTAGGGTTTTTACCAGGAACATTAGAAGAAAAGATGGCTCCATGGGTACGTCCAATTTATGACATTTTATATACATTTATCACACCAAAAGAGGTAACCTCATTAATTGAAGATAAAACAATTGAAATATCGCCGTTAGGATATATGAGAGGTAGAACATTCAAAAATTGTTGGATAGTTGCGGACGAAATGCAGAATTCGAGTATTTCGCAAATGAAAATGTTAATGACACGATTAGGCGAAAATAGCAGATTAATAATTACTGGTGATTTAGAACAATACGATAGAAAAGACGAAATAAATGGATTAGAAGATTTTTTAGAAAAATTTAAAGGTAAACGTTCATCCAGTATTACCAGTATCGAATTTAAAAAGTCGGATATTCAACGTGAAGAAGTAGTAAAGGAAGTGTTAGATATATATGGAGGAGATATTCCATCATGTTACCGTTTTGATGAAGATGACAATGATGAGAAAAATACAGATGAGATTTAGGAGTACAATATTTTCGTTATATACTTTATAAATGCCGTTTAAATTTCCAAAATTTGACAAATTATTAAAAATGAAGTATAACTTCAACCCGATTCTACATAATCAAGTAGTATTGTATTTATTTTTATTCATGACTGTAGTTCAAATAGTGATATTCGTGGGTAATAATGATATAACATCTATCGTGTTGATGTGTTTAGTTGGAATATTAGCATCGTTCTTTAGCAAAAACATGATAGTAATTTTGTGTATTGTGTTAACAGTTACAAATCTATTAAAACAAGGTTTGAAAAAAATCGGTTATGAAGGGTTCGAAGATAAGAAGGATGATGCTGATTCCAATGAGGACGATGCTGTCGAGCCCAAGAAGGCCGACGCTCAGCCCAAGAAGGACAATGTCGAGCCCAAGAAAGAAAATGATAAGACCAAGACGGATGAAGGCGAAATGGACGAGTATGATATCCCGAATTCAAACGAATATTCTGAAAAGACAAAGGATCAAATGAAGAAACAGTTTGAAGAGTTGAAGAAGGATTACCCTGAGTTTAAGGAGTTACAAGATGATTTGTTAGAAGGTTTAAAGAAAATGGACCCATTATTAGATAAGGCGGAAGCATTTATGAATAAGTATTCACAATACAGTATAGATAAAAAATAAAACCATATAAGTAATATATAGGTAAAATTTTCAATTAGTAATGTTTGGATTCATCAAAAAGTTATTCAAATTATTAACTTTAGCAGTTCGAGTAGGTTTCGGATTGGGTAAAATATTCGCAGGGGTTGCAAGAGAGATGATGGAATTACCCGCAGGTATAGCAGTGGGTGCGTTAGGTATATCCCGATTTATACAAACAATATGGGTATTTGGTATATCAAATTTCTTTTGTGGAATGAAAATGATGGGTAATTTTACATCATGTGCGATGTACTATTTATTGGAAATTATTGGTAATATTTTGTATTTAATTCCGATGTTAGTATTTTTGATTATTGACTGGATAAGTGGTAACATGAAATTAGGTTCACAAATTGAAGATGGTATATGGTCGACGTTAGAAAAAGTAGATAGATTTACTATAAATAATTTTGGGTTTCATATTATACATTTTTCGAAATCAGTGCGTGATAAATGTTATAATTGCCGTAGATTGAAACCAGTAGCATTTGTACGTAAAGCAACTGATTTTGCGAACGATATAAATGACCCAATAATTCCATTAGCAACCGGTGGAATTAAAGATATATTTAATGGATTTGCGTACATTGTAAATTCCTTTAAATTTTAGAAAAATGTAAAATAATATAGTCATATTATATAATAAATACAATATGGCTAAGAAGTGTGCTCCGGGTGTTATATGTATAGAAAATATGACAATGTTAGTTATCGTTATAGTTTTATTAGGTCTGGGATTTGTATTTTATCAACATTTTATGGATATTCGTAGAGGAATGTTAGGTATTCCGCATCATCCATTACATCATCAGATACATCATGATTTAAGACCCATGTCAGATAGAAATGATACAATAAATGACCCATATGCACCACCATTAAAAACACACGATGTATATTATCCGAGAGGTTCGAGTGACATTCGTGGAATTCCTCCAGTAGCAGTTCCGGTTAACATACAAACGCGTGGATTAAATACAAGTTATCAACAGTTAGGATTATTAACACGTAATGGAAATAATGGAGAACAGATAATACTTCCATTAATGGGAAGACGCATAATGAGTGGTAGAGATAAATGGCAATTTTATACAATAGCGAACAATGGAAATTTAAACACAAAACTTCCAATAAGTGTAAATGGGAAGAGTTGTACGGGCGAATATGGATGCGATGATATAAATAACGGTGATACAGTTTTTGTAGAAGGATATAATGATACATTCCAAGTAACGATGTATGAAAATAATTTGTTTCAATATATTCCTAACCTTTAGATGAATTTTTCGAAAAATACTATATATCTAATCTATATAGTGTTTTTATGTCAGATACATCCAGATTATACCCGAATAAAAATAAGGTGTTTAATCATCAGATAGTGATAGATTATCCAAGAGTTACTTTAAATAAAAATGAAATTACCATGCCAGCTGATAAAAGAGGCGGGTTTTCTATACCATACCCAAATACTTCATCTGAAAATAATTTTTATTATACCGCTGGAGAAACGCAATTAAATTATATGCATACTCAATTGTATATTAACCAATTAATCCATTATAACATAGAGGGTCTTACTAGTAACAATAGTAATATGGTAGGTGAACTAATAATAGAACATCATACACTAACTAATACTACCAAACTATATTCATGCTATTTATTAGAGACTAAATCGATTTTATTGACAGATGAAAATGAGATAGACAAGATGTTATCTATGCCCGACAAGCAATCAGATAATTTAGACGTAGATATGAATATGGTTTTACCAAAACAAGACAGCTGTATAGTGTATAAATCTGGTAATAACTATGTATGTGTATTTACTACACCAATCCTAGTAAACACCGCATCTAAAGAGAAAATAATGAATAATTTTGCTAATGTAACAACTTTATTTAACATTTCACCAAACCAAGGAAGTTATGTAGTTATACCAGGTAATAATATATCAAAACGGGATGCGGAAGAAATATATATAGATTGTAATCCAACAGGAGTTAGTGAAGAAGAAATAAATACATATAATGTTCCGATTAATAGTAAAATGGCTTCGCAGTCACAAGAGAGTGATTACATGAAAACAACAGTGAATTATGGGTTGTTTATGCTGACCGCATTGATTTCGTATATAATCGTTCCTTTGTTTTATAAAAACGTAGTTATTGATACGAGTACAATAGCATTTAATATAGATACCGTTCAAAGATTCACTCGAATTCGTAGTGCGGATATATGGATTGGCATCGGATTTATCATTATAATATCTTCATTATTTGGTGCTGGAACGGCTGATTCTGATATGTATTCAACCTCGGTCGCAATGTTTATATCGGTATTTTATATTTTATCAGTAGGATTAGTACAAATTAAAAAAACACAATCGTTATTTATGACAACTGAATATAAAGGTAATAAAATAGTATCTGATTATGAATCACCTGAAGGAAAGAACATTAGTGCGTTTAATCTAGATGATATTGGAAACACATTAATGATAATTTTGAAATTTGTATTTTTCGAACCTAATAACATATCAGCTTTTATCGCAACCATGATTGTAATGGTAATTGTATTGGGTATAATGACAGGTATTAATGTTATATCTGGTAGTCAATTTGGAACTATTATAGGTTCATCAGCGGTTCCATTATTAGTAATTATAAATACAATTATGCTTCTCAAAGTAAATGAGGACAAGGCTAAGAAATGAATATAGATTGAAAAAATATAATAATCGATGAAATTATATTTTTAGGATTTGATACACTTAGAACATAGATGCACCACCAACATTCTCGGCAACCGGTTTGAAAGTAGACGCAGTGAAAACGCTGATATCACTCTTTCCAATAGGTGCCATTTGTTCGACAACCTCCTCTTCTAAAGAGGTTGTTTTCACCGGGTTCATTTGCTTCATCTTCTCATCCTTTCTGGCTTGAGTAGGAGTATATTTAACCATAGCGGCTTTACCGGTGGCATTGGTGCTGCGACGGAACATTTCGTATGCGACCAAGACGAACAACACGGCAATCAAGGGATTTGCGTAGAAAAACAGATAGACAGAAAGAACGAAGATACCGATAGTTCCCATAGGAGAATCCACCAATTTGGCAACCATCTCAGGTAGTTGGATAGGTAATGCTAAATAAGAAATAAACATGACAATGACGGCAGTTTCGACGTTAGAAAGAGATTCCATAAAGGATAAGAATTTCATTTTTGTATAATATAGAATACGATTATATTTTTCACTAGTTTATTCCAAGTAAATAGTCTACAAAATTGAAATATCCTAAAGTTACATAAATATATGTATATTCAAAGTATGAAAGGATTTAGACCCACTTATCGGAAAAAAATTCATCCGGTACAAAGACCGACCGATTTTAAACTAACACCCGAGTACAAAGAAAATGTTAGAAAGGCAGCTTATCTTGGTAAAAAGGGTTATACAATACCCAAATCAGTTATTTCGAAAGAAGATGAAGAAGACTTACGAAAAGAACTATATGTAAAACCGTTTGTGTTTGGTTCTAATCAAAACACTGATGTAGGTGCTTTCCATGTATTTCGTGAAAACGTAAACAAGTTTTATATCCCCAGATTTTATGGAATTAAACGTTATGGTTTGCCTGATAAATCTGAGATAGATGAAGGTGACGATATAGATGTAGAATTTACTAAAACAGTTCGCGATTACCAAGAAAAAATTATGGCCGTTTATATAAATCATATAAACACTCCAATATGCTATGGTTCTGATATAAATGGTAATGGTGGTATACTCGAGGTTCCGTGTGGTAAGGGAAAAACGGTAATGTCATTGAAGATGATTTCCGATATAAAAAAGAAGACACTGATTATCGTCCATAAAGAATTCTTGATGAATCAATGGATAGAGCGTATAGAAGAATTCCTTCCAACCGCGAAAGTTGGAAAAATTCAAGGACCAGTATTTGATATAGAAGGAAAAGATATAGTGATAGGTATGCTTCAAACGTTATATGATAAGGATTTTGGTGCGAACGCGTTTACATCATTTGGATTAACAATTATAGATGAGGTACATCGGATAGGTAGCGAACAGTTTTCCAAAACGTTATTTAAAACCGTAACACCATATATGCTTGGTATATCAGCAACAGTCGATAGAAAGGATAAATTAACAAAAGTGTTATATATGTATATAGGCGATAAGATTTATAGCGAAGAACGAAAAGATGATGACCCGGTATGTGTTCGTGCGATTAATTATACTTCCAAAGATACCGATTTTAATGAAATTGAGTATGATTTTCGAGGTAATCCAAAATATAGTACGATGATTTCCAAGTTATGTGAATATGGACCACGTAGTGATTTCATAATCAAAGTAGTAGAAGATTTATTGAAAGAAAACAATTCAAAACAAATAATGATTTTATGTCACAATCGTTCACTGTTAACATATTTATATGAAGGTGTTTGTCATCGCGAATTAGCAACTATAGGATATTATGTAGGTGGAATGAAACAAACCGATTTACAAACAACAGAAACAAAACAAATAGTGTTAGCAACATATGCGATGGCAGCGGAAGCGTTAGATATAAAAACTCTGTCAACATTAATAATGGTTACGCCGAAAACAGATATTACACAATCAGTAGGTAGAATATTGCGTGTAAAAGGAAATAACCCAATCATAGTAGATATTGTAGATAGCCATGACTTATTTCAAAAACAATGGGTTCAGCGTCGAAGGTTTTATAAGAAATGTAATTATCGCATTCGTCAGATAGATGGAGATAAATACCAAGGAATGGAACTAGATTGGAAAACAGATAAGACATGGAAATGGGTATTTGAACCAAAAGATACTAACAATAAAGAAGAAGAGAATGTAGAAGACGAAAGCGATGATGATATTCAACCAAAAATAACCGCGAAAAATGCGAAATGTTTGTTAAATATATCAGAACTGGATTTTGACAAAGTATAATAAGTATTTTACAAAAAATAGAAGATAATATTTATTTTTTATAATTAGTAGTATCAAAATTACTTGCGTCTATTACGCGTAGTGTTTTTTCTAGACTTGTTCGTTTTCTTACCTTTTTTACTTTTACGCATGGATTTTCCTTTTCTAATAGACATTTTCCGATGTGATTTACCTCCAATTTGAGATGGAACGTAACCATCCTTGAAGATATTAATATTATCTCCACCGGAGGTTGCGGTAGTAACTGTATTAGGTAAAACATTCCCCTCAGTAAACTCAAAATTAGTGACACCAGTACCAGACATAGTATACATTATGTAAAGATAATAATGTATACGAATTTGAATCTAAAGTTGAGATACGTGTGCTATTTTTTCTCTTCGACTAACGACTTTATTCGGAACCCATCTTTTAAACTTAGGATGAAAGGTACATTCCATATATAACACCTTATTAAGGTCAACATATTTATCAGCATCTATATTTTGAAAATCTTCTTCATCATCACTTTCTTCAATATAATCTAAGTTATCATTTTCGCGTATTTTACGAAACAATGAGTTCATAAAGACACTAGTTTTATAGTTAGGAATATATGCAATATTATAATAAACACGTTGATTATTCCTTCCATATATAAAAAGATGATAAATATCAAATTGTATATCCGCCATAACTTGAAAAATGGTGGGATAGTTATATTGTGTTTTATGAAAAGACATTTTAAATGGTGTTAAACAAGTTTCATACAAAGGAATATTAACTTTTCTTATTTGAGTCGGAAGATTAACTACATTTAGTTTTTTATTCATAAACACATTTACAAATGGACGTTTTTCATAAGCACATCTGTATTGAATATGATGAATATTATAAGGTATAGTATCAAAAATTTCACTAGAAATAGTGTTTGGATAAGATGTATCGTTTTTATCAATATTAATTTCCCAGAAAACGCTCATGTAAACAGATATAGCACTATTATGCTTTGTGATATTATTAAAGACCTTATTTAACATGGATAATTTATGTATAAAATCAGTATTATTAAGTGAAAGACCAACATAATATAAAATATTATCAATCACAATAGTCTTTATTTCATTATTTTCATCAGTGATACATGAACCATATAATACAGTCCCTAACGATAAATCTGGATGAAATGGAATATTTATTATTCTGCCCTTAGTAATTCGTTTCTCTTTGTTTAGTTCAAATAAAACACATACGTCATCTTCACCATAAAAGGTGAACCATAAATATACCTTTTTTCCCGTAGGAATCGCAGTAGCTACGTTATAAGATGACAAAACTTTCGTATGTGAAATCGTTTCATATGAAAGTTCAAACTCAGGAAATCTATTAGATAAATGACTAATTTGTATTTCAGTTAAGTCGATCATTGTTTAAATTATATACCAACAAATGTTTATATCAGTTTGTTATTATAATTATGGCGTTGTAACATATTGTTGAGTTTGTGAATTCATAAATGTGAGTAAGTCGGTATTCATATCATCTATATTTACTTGTTCGTTAAAAATACTATCATCATTAGAATCTTCAATTGGAATACGGTCTTTTGCGTTGTTTAATTCCGTAACAATATCCTTATATTTTTTGATTTGTGTGTTTACTAAATCTTTAACAAGTGGTTTTGAATAAGTGTTTTTCATGTAGTCGAAACCACATTGTAACATGTATATAATCGCAATAAATATAATAATTTTGATAATTATTTGTAAAAATGGGTTAGATAACATGCAAAATCAGTAATATATATTTTTAATATAATCATTTTATATATTTTTGACGAGAAACAAAGAAATATATATATACAAAAATAATATAAAATATAACGTCTAGACCAGTATAATATGTCTTCTGTGTCTATTATAGTGATTGAAAAAGGTGGTAATATTAAAGAATTGAAAGTAAAGTCATTTAATGAGACAGAATTATACAAAAAATGTGGATTTAAGACACCAAATGATTTCAAAGAGCATACATGCTGGGACAATATCAAAGTAAATAATACCACATATAATATTCATGTATATGGCAAGACAACCGGTAGAGCAAACCAGGAAAACAAGTATGAATTTCCACCCCCCATTGATAAAATATTGTTTTTTGGAAGTTGTGTTTTAGTTAATAAAGTAAATAATATACCACATAATCTTAGTAGTAAAGAATGGAAAAGTATTTACAACCAATTGTATGGTGGATTTGAAGATTTGAATGCCGATATGTCAGATGAAAGTGAAGATTCAGATGATAATTTACCAAAGACAAAAAGCGGATATATGAAAGATGATTTCGTAGTAGATGATGATTTTGAAGACGATGATAATGATAGTTTTACTGAAAGACCGAAAATGAAACGAAAAAGTAAAAAACCTAATACAGTTCCTCCCAAAACACAGGGTCGTTCCAAAACACAAATTGCTGTTAATACGTATGATACTGAGGAAGATACGGTATATTCAAATGACATAGAATTAGAAGAAGAAGAATATTTGTAAATAGAAAATTGAAATAATAAGAACGTAAATATTATAAGATAATACAATATTTACACAATGCGGTATATTAATAGTCCGACTGAATTTCGTAAAAAAATTTCAGAAAAGATACATAATATAGTGGAAGATGAAGTCATGTCTATTAATATTGAACGAGGAGTATTTAATTATTCAATAAAAGAAGCTAATAGCAAAAAAATCATTAAAAAATGGGAAAATCCGCGTTTCGTTCAAATATATCTAGACCGGCTAAGAAGTATTTATATCAATTTAAAAAACCCCGAATTTTTAAATCAGATAAAAAACAAAGAAATCCTTCCTCAATCAATCGCTTTTATGACACATCAAGAAATGAATACCTCGCATTGGAGAGTATTAATCGAACAAAAGATGATACGTGATGCGAATAAATATACAACCAATATACAAGCATCCACTGATATGTTTACATGTAAGAAGTGTAAATCAAAAAGATGTACTTACTATGAATTACAAACTCGTAGTGCGGATGAACCAGCTACTATATTTATAACATGTTTGGATTGTGGTAAGAATTGGAAATCATAAAATTACCTCATTGAAATATGGAGTATATAAAAATTGAGTAAAAACAATACAATTATAAATCCGTATATATATTGTATACTTTTTTTTATCAATGGCGAAAATTCATTCAACATATCCTCTGTAATTATAGGCAGCGTTAAGTGCATTATATTATTATCATAATCAACATTATCCAAATTATCAGTATCATCAATATTTTCATTATTGTTAGTATTGTATACAGAGACAGCAGTACTTATATCTGCAGGAACAGAAAGTGTATTACTGGATTTCGTAGAAACATTTTTATTTCGTGGTTTAGATTTATTGGTAATACCTAACATAGTTTGAACTCTTTTTAATGAGATTTTACGCGAATTCCATGACTTAGAGCTCTCAGAGATATTTTTAGCAAAATAAGCTAATTCATCATCATTCATGCTGATAATAATATTGTGATATTTATCATCATGGGCGTTGTAGTACTCACTTAATACTTCATTAGTAAAGATTTCTCTTGATTGTTTATTCATAGAAATTCCATATTGATACCCTAATATTTTAATTTCAGAAATATTAAATAATGACATGTTATATTTCACATACTTCATTTTAAAATTGCACTTGATATCTAATGAAATAAATTCATGAAATTGCTGCAATAAGATATCAATTTGTGGGTCTTGACAATTATTTATAGCATGGCCGATTTCATCACAATAAGAACAATGTTGTACTCGTTTAGTAATTTCAGTCATTAGACTATGTGAAATGCTATTTCTATATTAGTTTTTATAAGAAAAATAAAAACTAATATTATTTGTTTATGTAAATTTACACCAATATTTCTAGATCTGCGAATTTCCAATATTCACATCCACCATTTGGCAAGGGTCGTTTAATAATAAATGGAATTTTTTTCTCTTCGAATTCTTTCAACGCAATTAAATAACCATCAATTACATTATCGTCTACCTCAACGAATGATTTAGCACCAGAGTTTAATTGTTTAGCTCGTTCACCCAATATTCTAGCTTTTTCATAACGCGTAATAAATGGTAGTGTTTTATGTAAAGCATCAATAATAGTACCATTATCGTCACGTACTACTCTTGATAATGTTTGAATTTCATCATCGTTATGGCTATATAATTCAGGATGGAAACTAGAAATAATATCATTTTTGGTACTTTCGTTTATTTTTTGTAAATAATCATCATCCTCGTCATCCTCGTCATCATCCTCATCATCATCAATCATAAAATTATTAGTTATTGTAGTAGTATTATTGTCATCCCTTTGAATACGGTTTATAACTTCATCCTCATCATCGAGGTTTTCAAAGTCATCACCATCTGATTCCAAATCAGTATCCTCATACTCTTCATTCTCATTCTCATTCTCATTCTCATTCTCATTATCATCATCATCATCATCGTTAACAGGTTGAGCTTTTTTAATAGATTTTGTTGGTTGTTCTATGGATGCATCATCATCCTCATTATCCTCAATATCACTTGGAACATAATCTTCGTTGTCCATGTTAGTTATTATACTATTAGATAATGTAATTTTTCTAAATCGTTAATTGACAATTACCTTTTCAATTTTTCAGCATCAAGTAGATTGTTATTTTCGTTCATCTGTTTTCCATTTCGTATCACAATCAACACACATATATACGTATTTTAGATTGTCATTATCATATCGAATATAGATAACACCATTCTCGGTTTTGCATTCAGGATTCGGACATGACATATTATATAGACGTGGAAGTGTAGGGTCTAACTTTGTGTATTCATTAATCAAATGATTAAATTCATGTTCGCCATGCTTAAATTGCGTCTTTGTTACACATATTCCTTCTTCTGTAATAGTGTCATTTACATGTTTACAATTACGGCAATAATATGTTAATTGATTCGGGTTTTCGGTATTGATACCGATATAATACATGTTATCGCACTTTTCGCAAAACTTCATTTTATATACTACTAAGTATACTTTATTTAGTTTGTGATAAATATTTATTCATAATTCAATTTTACATTCTGTGGATATTTAGACATAGTTTATGGGTTGGATATGTATATATATTTATATAAAATCTTACGATAAATAGTATGTGATTCATATAAACTATATATAAAATTGAAAGCATAATATCTTCTTGCAAAAGAAGATAAAAATATACCAATCATTATATCAAAGATATAATACCATGGAAAAATCGGTAGGTAATTCCGCGTCTATAAAACATAAACCCACTTTGACTACCAAATATGCCGGGTTTCAGGATTTTATGATGAAACATCAGATTCGTAAAGGCGAGACGGTGGATAAAGAAATTACTAATACGAGAATTGGAAGTAAAGAAGATAATATATATGGTGGTTCTTACCATATACCAATTGATGAATATGAATTATTTTTGAATTTGTATTCGAAAGATATTCTATCTACAAATAAGAAGGAATATTTGACTGAAAAGCAACTCGTTGATAATGGACCTATTTTGGTAGACATTGACTTACGTCATGATTATGAAATAGACGAACGACAATATACGCGAGGTCATATCGATGATATGATAGATATTTATTTGGATAAATTCAAAGAAATATTTCAATTTGATGAAAATTCAAAGTTCAATATCTATATTCTTCAAAAACCGACAGTAAATCGCGTGAAAGAGAAGAATTGTACTAAGGATGGTATTCATATGATTATTGGGTTGAAAACAGATAGAACTACTCAAAAGATATTGCGTGATAAAGTAATACCATTGGTCGGTGAAGCATGGGGTGACCTTCCTGTTATTAATTCATATGAAGATGTATTTGATAAAGGAATCACCGATGGAACAGTAAATTGGCAGTTATATGGTTCTCGAAAACCAAATCATGAGCGATATAAATTGACATATGTATATCAAGTAACATATGATAGTACTGATGATGAAATTATGCGAAACGAATTGTCATTGTCAGCATTTGAATCATATAATAATATTCATGAGCTATCAGTTCGGTATGAAAAGCATCCATCCTTATTCTTAAAATCATCCTTTTTAAAACAAAGAGAGGAATATGAGAGAAAGAATAATCTGAAAACTGCTAGTCATGCTATTCATAAATCGGTTCCAGTATTACGCGAATTACCAATGATGGAAGATTTGAATCTTTCAAATATAAAAACAAAAGAAGAATTAGATATGATATTAGAGTCATTTTTAGAATCTACATTGGCATCTCAATTGGATTATGATTTAAAAGACTCCTATGATTATGTAATGATATTGCCTCCATCTTATTATGAAACAGGTTCATATACAAAATGGATTAAGGTAGGATGGTGTTTAAAGAATATTAGTCCTCGGTTGTTAATAGTATGGTTAGCATTTAGTGCTAAGGCATCTACGTTTAATTATAGTAGTATTCCTGACTTGTGTACTATGTGGAGAAACTTTGAATGGCGTCCAAATGATGGTATAACAAAGAGATCTCTATATCATTGGGCGAAAACAGACGCACCCGAAGAATATGAACGCATTAAACAAAATTCATTGAATTATCATGTAGAACAGAGCTTGAAAATCGGAGGAAAAAAGGATGACAAGTCTGGGTGTGGTGATTTTGATTTGGCATGGGTATTGTATCAAATGTGTAAACATTCGTATGTATGTACGAGTGTAAAAAATAACATGTGGATGGTATACAAGAATCATAAATGGCATGATTTAGATTCTGGAACTACGTTAAGAAAAACTATTTCAAATCAATTACGGGAATTGTATCGTCATCAGGCGGTTAGACACATGCATACTAACGAAAATCCAAGAAATAATCGTACAGACGACCAAGAACCTATTGCCGAACAAGATGAGGTAACTCGAGTAATTCAACAAAGAGCAATTAATATTACGCAAAAATTAGCACAAACTAGCGATAAAGACCATATAATGAAAGAGGCAAAGGAATTATTTTATGACGGAGAATTCTTGGATAAATTAGATACAAACCCACATTTACTTTGTTGTAAAAATGGTGTATTTGATTTTAAAGAAAAGATATTTCGAAATGGTGTTCCTGAAGATAATATTTCAATGTCAACGAATATTGATTATATTCCATTAGATGAAACCAAACACAAGGATAAAATCAATGCTATTAATACATTTATGGACCAGCTATTTCCAGAAAAACCATTATGTAATTATATGTGGGACCATTTAGCATCTACTTTGATGGGTACATCTTCTAATCAAACATTTAATATGTATATTGGTGACGGTCAAAATGGTAAATCAGTCCTAGTCAATTTGATGGAGATTGTATTAGGTGACTACAAAGGTGATGTTCCACTTACATTAGTAACTGACAGACGTGGTAAAGTTGGAGGACTAGCACCAGAAATCGTTCAATTAAAAGGAAAACGATTCGCAGTAATGCAAGAACCATCTAAGGGGGATAGAGTGAATGAAGGTATTATGAAGCAATTAACTAGTGGAAAAGACCCAATTCAAGCAAGAGCCCCGTATATGCCTCAAACAATTTCGTTTTATCCTCAATTCAAATTAGTAGTAACATGTAACGTCTTTATGGAAATAAAGAGTAACGACCACGGTACTTGGCGTCGTATTCGTGCGGTACCATTTAAATCTCTTTTCACAGAAAATCCGGGGGAAGGTAACAGAGAAAAACCATATCAATTCTTGATTGACAAAAATATTGATGAAAAATTTGATTCATGGAAAGAAATATTCTTAGCCATGTTAGTAAAACGTGCGTGTGAAACAGATGGTATGGTAAATGATTGTGACATTGTACTACAGAAAAGCAATGAATATAGAAAGAGTCAAGATTATTTATCCGAGTTTGTGGAAGAATGCGTATTACGTTCAAATTCCCAGGCGTGTATTCAAAAGAGCGAACTTAATAATGAATTTATACGATGGTATGAAATCAATTATGGTGGAAAGGGTCCTTCGCCAAAAGAACTACATGAATATATGGACCGATGTTTTGGTAAGAATCGTGCGTCAAAATGGTATGGCGTTGAGATTAAATACGATACAAATAATGAAGATGATGATGATGATAAAATAATAGAAAATAGTTTAGATGATAATCATAACGGATTGTAATTTGTAATGTACGTAATATAACAATCTTTTTTGATATAGTTGTTATATTACAGTTGGTATGTATGGTTCAGCACGTATCATCGACTTTATTAACTTATATTGGTCGTAAATAGCAATTTCTAAGTCAAATATGTAAATAGGATATAATGTTATTAACAAAATGATAACTATTTTGCCGTATATATTGTCAACAATCATTCCGTTTAGTACTCTATAACTAACGTATAACAGAACAGCAATATATGTAAATAATAATAATTTGTTTACAACTACATAATAGGGTATTTTAGAATCATGGACGCTATAATTTCTATCAGCTGTTGTCAAATTATCTTTTTGAGAATATATTTCATCTTTTATTTCTTCACTTTGATACCTGAGTAATTTATAAAATTTGTTGATTCCAACCATTTCTTTCTTTTTTAAGGGCAGAATTTCATTAAGTGTAGAATGACTTTTATTACGTTTGACGTCATGTTCGGTTTCTTGTGTCGGTATCTTATATCTTAGTTTATCTATTGTACTT